CAAGATCTGGAGTTGTTGTAGTTTCGTCAAGCACAACCTTGAAGTCTACTAGGCCTAGACCAGCCTTAATATCGTTCAAAAGAACCGTAACTTCAGAAGAGAACCCATTCCAAGTTGCTCTTACGTTTTGTTCAAACAATGTTGTCGCTGCAATTTTAGAAACTTCTCTCTTAATGTGAATAAGAAGGCGACGTACATTAATTCTATCCAAAGCAGATGGCGTTGCTTGTAGCGTTTTCTGACCGAAAATCACAACCCCTTCTGCTGGGAAGGAAGCAACTGGGTTAATGTTAACTTCATAAAGCCGATCTCTTTCTTCTGAAGAAAGATGATGCTTGGCCGCTAAAACCGTAAGCCCAGAAGTACCAGTGCTTAAACCACCTCTTGTAAAGCCCGCAGGAGCAAACCAGAGCGCGCGGGTTGCTTCACTATAAGACATGGCGCCTAAAGCTACAACTGAAGGTGGAACTGTCAAAATTTTATTAGAAAGAGTATCTCTAATTTGTACAGATGGATAATAACATGCGCCATAGCTTGAATTAATTTTTCTATTCCTAAGCTTGTTAATCGCAGTATCAACGTCTGGTCTTCTACCCGAAGCATTTTCAGCAGCACTTGAATCATGTGCAGGAATATAATCTTTTTCAAGATCAATAATTGCCAAGGCATCAGCTCTTTCTTCGCATGTGCTGATCATATGCTCAGTAAGAGTTGGATTAGTGATACCAGGCATAACCATCATATTGGTTGTTACGCGGTCTGGGTCTCTTACTGTGTCAATAGCTCTTCTGACTGAGTAAAATGCATAATTCCCGATTTCCGTCTCGGTGGCGCTCAACCTTGTGTTTCTAAACGGATCGGCCTCAGTGATATCAAGGCCGTCAAACCCACCATGGAAAACAGTGGTGAACTTATCATATCCAAAATCACTACCAGTAAGCAAGAAATATGCACCAGACAAGCTTGAAACAGAAGTGGGCCCACTGCCCACCGTACCGGGCGCAGGATTGGCGCGGCTGCCTGAAATATATTTGGCTACTGTGAAATCCTTAGATGCTGTGCCCGGAACAACAAGGTTGTCTAGTGTGAAAATATGAGATGGATCTACCACACCAGCACTGGCATCGTCAGAGGCGGCTGAGTACGTAACAAGACCAGCCGGCAGTGGACGGAGCAAATCAGGCGTTGAAGGATCATATTTTACAGTTCCGCTTTGCGCAACATCAATACCAAAATAGGCTTGTTGTGGTTTCATAAAGTTTGAACCAACTTGATTCGAAGCGTAGCGAAGTACTGCTCTTGGGAAGAGATATGAAGCCGTTAGCGTGAAGGCGGTGGTGCCGTCACGGCCTGTTATAACTGGTCTATCGGTCGATAGCGCGGTGCCGGCGTGCGAGAAGTTGGGGAGATAGGTCTCGTCATTGGTTTGAAGAAATGTGGTACTCGTAATATCGGCGGTCTTGACATTCTCCCCATCGGTGCGAAGCGTTGGTGGCCCATGAAAACCAAATGGCACTAAGCCAACTGCTTCTCCATTTTCAACATCTGGATGCATTTCAACTCTGATAAATCTTGACATATTCTCATATTTGCCATACTCGCGATGATATTTCTTGCTATCATCCCATTCTGCATATCTATCACCAATCTGCCTTGCAATATAGTTTGAAGAATTTGGATCCAAATCACAACCTGTATACATTTCAACAATACTTGGTGCAGTATCCTGATCACCGATTTTTCTCAAAACAACTGTAAATGTTCCATAGGAGGGAACACCAGGATCTAAACTAGAAGGTGGTCTAATGTTTTGGATAGATACCTTTAGATTTTTTTGAAGCCAATCGCCTGATGCATCAAGACCTACTAATCTGAAAAGCTTTTGCATCTTATAAGGATTAAAATTAGCAGCATTTCCAGTATCTTGTGCAATAATCCAACCAGTTCTAGCTACTTCTGCTTCTCTCTGGTTATCTGCCCAGTCTTTCGCTGTTGAATCATCAGTCTGCAACCCAAGCATAACACCGTGAGTAATATCATTAGGTGTATTAACCCCTGTTCGGGCCCCGTCCAAAAGTGATCTTTCATATGTCTCACCAAGCCAATGCTTTTCCACGGTTGCAGTAATATTACTATTTGTTTTTTGAGGGTTGGTGTTAAAAACGTTTCTAACATAGTTTGCTGAATCTCGATTGAAATTGAACACATACCGCTTAGCCGTGTTGGCCGTGATTTCGGCTGGTGTCCCAATAAGAGCGATAAATTCACCATTGGCCGTGGCACTTGATGTTGCAACAACACAAGCATGGGAGGCTGTGTTTTGGAGTACGGTGCTGACGCTCTTCATCATAGTACCAGACAAAGTAATTGCGGCGTCACTAGTCATATACCAAACAGCAGCTAAAGAAGCTGTTTGATTAAAAGGTTCGGTGCCGTTGGAGCTACTAGCCATAACAAAAAGACCATAAGCGCCTTTTGCATCGGAGGTGGAAACATCCATCGCGCCACCCCAGCCAGCTTTACCAGAATCTTGTACAGTCGTCGTAGAAGCTTTGCCGTGTTGGTGTCCTACAAGTCTTACGATTGTAACTGGAGCGTTATTTCTTAAATAAGCCTGCGCTGCAAAACCGGCATATGTGGGGGCAGAATAACTACCATTTCTCCACACATCAGTAGATTCCCCACCAGGAATTGGATTACCAAAAGTTTCAACATATTCCGCAAATGAATTAACAACAACGGGGCGCATCCCTGGCCCACGTTCAGTTCTACCAATAATTACTGGTCCTGCTGGCGCTAAATCCTGAGCGCGTTCTGATTGATCAATTTCATTAAGAAAAATTCCTGGTGAAACAAATTTAAACTTTCGAACATCTGACATCTGCGATATCTCCTGTATATGAATTTACTATTGCTTTAATAAATAGTCTTTTATAGTTCCAAAATCCAATCTTATTCTTTATAAAAACCCCTCTTGTCAATGTGTTCAAGCTCATCTTCTGTAATTACTCTTTCCCTTGGCGTTCTAACTTCAACTGCGTTTTCTCTAATCACAACTTTTGGCTGTGCTTGGTTTTTGCCTTCACCAATTATATACCCAAGCACAGTTATATCAACTTTGGTTTGATACGTCCTTTCATCAGTGTCTAGTGCTGATATATTGTTGTTTTGAGCAAACCCTTGTTGAATAAACGCCTCATACAGATGATCATTGCGTTCCATAGCAAAAGTATTAACGCCTCCAGTCTTTGTGATAAACGGAGTAAGCATTTCATTCATTTGTTGTTGATATTCGGTTCTCAATGTTATAGCATAGCCGGCCTCTATGTATACCGGTATTGGAATAGACATGGTTTGATAAACAATTTTTTTATTTGGTCTCGGCCAGTTAATTTGGCCTCTGCGATTGTGTCGAGAGCCTCCATCAACAAGGTTTTGAGATTTTAAAGCATCAACGTTCGCAAAATTAGCTGTTTTCTCTTGATTAATTCTTTTGTTTACTATTATTGATCCACCTTTATAGTCTCCTACTGGTGGTATGTTGCCATAAAAAATTCCCTTTCTTGCTGGGTCTTTTGTTACAGAAACCCTTTCTACTGTTATCAATGGTAATATCAAAATTCCATTAGAATCTCTTAATTCTTTTTTATTCTTAATTTGATGGGATCTTTCAGATGAGATCCAAATTACAGGAACTTTTTTCCATCCTTTGTTTGTACTAGTAAAAATATTGAGTTTATTATCAACATGTTCATAAATTGCACTATCAACACTTTCTAAAGTGGATGGTTGTATAATTGTTTCACTAAGAATATTATTATCAGGTGGCATCGAACAGTCCCTCGCGTGCTCTGATGCACTTAGCAGAAATTTCCATTTTGTGGTCTATTTGACCAAATATTTGCTTAGGCTCATTTAAACTTACAATTTCATAATAAATCTTGCCATATAGAACAAAATCTCCAACTCTCACAAATAAATCTTGATCTTCTGTTAATCTTCGCTTATGAAAGTGAATAACAATTGAAGCATTCTTATCTATTCCAACATTGCTCATCCAAGAAGTTTCCACTCCTTCGTATTCTACCAAAGCATAAACCCTTATGGGAGGCAAGAATGTTTTTTCGATTGCTTCTCCATAAAGTGAGTGAAAATTAGTATGCTCTACACTAATAGGATAATATAAAACCTGTTGACCAATTACTCTTTCAACAAGTTCATCGTTAACTTGTTTTACAAGATCCCTCTCTTTCTTTCCTATAAAAAGAGGAGGGGGAGGATTAGCAGGCTGTGACCACTTGTTTGCCATTATTCATAACTCCCCATTACCCAACAAAAATCTTCAAAGGAATACGTTCTTGAATTTTGTTTGTAGATTCTACAACAGCGGCATCTTTCTCCACAAGCTTCTCATAAGTTAGTTCATCAAGAACAGTTTTCAATTCCTCTCTAAGCTTTTCTTGCTCTTCTTTTGCTTGTGATAATAATGCATCAGCATTTAACGTAACTGATTCTCCTGGAATCGGAATTGTAGCAAATTTCCCTCTAACCTGGCCTAGCACTTCTTTTGATAAAGCAAGAGCAAACCTGCGAATCCATTGCTTGCCAATAGAGTTAATGTTCGCATAAGGTATATTGGCAAATGGAATTGTATTCATATTATTAATTCCATCTACATTTTGTCTTCCTCTATCTTTATTATCTTCCCAAGGATCATATTCATTATCAATACTAAATTCAAGCCAGATTTGTTTTGGCCCAACCCTAGTATCGGTTGGGAATAATCTTAAATGATTATCTCTCAATTCATAAGAATAATGAGAGTTCCTTGTATAAATTGCATCTTCGAAGCTCATAGCTTGTT